GAGCTTGTATTTCATGCATAAACAGTAAATCATGTAGTTTAGCTATTCTTATTATTTCGTCTTTATTTTCTTTATCATTTTGTTGAGCTATAACTCTTTCCATGAACGACTTAGCACCAGGGCATATTTTAAAATATCTAGTTTGGTATCCGAAGACGTTTACATTGTATTTATCAGCAGCATATTCTCCTTCTCTTATGTACCCTAACTTTTTAGCATACATATATCTTAATCTAGCATCATCACCAGGTCTTTTACCGAAAGTATAATTAGGGTCTCTTCTAACTGAAATGTCAATATCACTAGCGGCTTTAGAGCCAAATTTTTCTATATCGCTAAATCCTAATGCATTTTCTTGCTGATAATCTTTTTCTAATTCTCTATTTGATTGGTAGTCAGTTTCTTCTTGATCTTCTGCTGCAATTAATAAATTACCTAACTCTTTATCGTTATCCATATCAGGATTTTTAAGAGTAACTGCATTTGGATGAGTATCTCCTCTACCTATATGAAGTTCGTAATCATCTTCAGAATAATTAGATTTAAGATGGTCTACTACTGCTTGTATCATATTTAAATCGTATCCAAAAGCAAATACATCGTCTCCATCGTTAAAGCCTTCTTTAAAAGTGTCATCATAGCTTTTTTCTTTTGTGCCTTTAGCTTTTGCTATTGCAGCATCAATTTTATTGAGCATATCTCCATACTTATCTGCTATTGGACCTCCTTCTGGTTCAGCTTCCTGCTCCATATCTCTCATTACTAAAGATCTTTTAGTTTGAAGTTTAGATAAAATATCTGAGCGTTTAGAAGATATTGCTTTTTGCTTTTCTTTCTTTTTACCTATTTTAGATTTAAGGGCTCTTAATTTCATAAGAACTGGGTCGTTAAGGTTTGCTTCGTCTAAATCGTGACTTTTATCTACAATAGAAATACCGTTAGCTTCTAAGTCCATAGATACGTCGTATATAAACTGTGCTGGATCTTCGCCTGGTTCTCCGTCGTCTTTAGCTCTAAAGTTAAAGTAAATGATTACATTACCAGCTCCATCATCATCTACAACATCCATTTTAGCATAAGTGGGATCTATATTACTATCTAATATACCCATTGCTTTTTTGTAATCAGCTTTCGATATTTTTATATAAGTTGTTTGGTAAGGTCCTTCAGTTTTTAGGGATTTTTCTTTTGCAATCAAATTTTGTATTGCTATAATTTTATCTTTTTGAGGGTGTTTTGCTAGTCTGTCAGCTTCTTTAGCGTCAGCGAATTCTTGATCTGTCATTTCTGATATTGTTTGAAAGTATTTAGACATTTCGTTTTTGATTAACTCTTTATTTAATAAAGGTTCTCCAGAAGGCTTTATACCTACATCAGAAAGTTTTATGTCTTTATTATCTGCTAAGTAATATAAAACATTGTTAACTATCTGAAACCTATAAGATACTTCTGAGTCATTTTTATATATGACGTGTACAGTAAAAGATCCTGGGGAAGAGTCTCCAGATAAAGCCGATGCGTATACATCTTTCACCTTAGCTTTTGATACTTCATCACCAGACTGTAGAATTGCTTCAACTACAGCTTTACCGGCTTCTTTTGCAATAAGCGATATTTCTTCCTTTGTAAACTTTTCAACCTCTTCCTCTTCTTTTGTTAATTTAACTCTAGCACCGTCTTTTGCAAGTTCTTTTGCTTTTCTTTCATCATCAGTGAAGATTACTCCATCTTCAGCTTCATTAAGTTTTTTCTGTAAAGATTCTTTAAGTATTTCTAATTTAGCTATAGTTTTAATATCTTTTTCTTTAGATTTACTGTCTTTGAGTTTAATGAGTGTATACTCACATTTAGTCAGTCTATCTTTTATTTCCTGATAAGTCATATTAGTTTTATTATATACGTATATAAATAAATAGATTCTTATTACTGTTTCTTCTTTCCGCCTTTCATATTAGCACACCAGTGGTACATTTTACCTTTCTCACCGCCGTACTTTTTAGCTTTTGCTCTTAAAGAAGAAACAGAACCTTTACAGCTAGCTCCAGACTTTTTAACACGGCCTGGTTTTGACTTACCTTTCTTCTTACCGTCTTTAAAGTTCTCTAAAGCATGAGGAGTGTTATTATGGTTACATTTATGACACATATATAAATCATCTCCACCATCTTTAATTTTCCATTCCCATCCACAGTTATCGCAAACAATTTTATCGTTAACTACTTTTTCTAATATATCTTCCGGTACATCAAACATCCAAACAGTAGCTTTACCGTTCTTAGCCATTAAAGCAGTAAGTCTTGTATTACCTCCTAGTAGTTCTTTATGTCCATCTGGATATACAGCAATAATAGGCATTTCTACTGTACCTGATTTTATTTGTGCTAAAGTTCTTTTTCTTTTTTCAGGAGATAATTCTTTAAAAGAATCAGGTCTGTTAGCGTCTGTATTGTTTATATCTTTTGCTGTAGTAATGGTAACCTCTCTTCCTTTAGTTGCTAGATCTATCCAGTCGTGTTTTCCTAGCTTTTTAAATTCAACATAACGCTCTGCTTCTTCCCATTCGTAGTCGAAGTTAGGTACTCTATAGGTTAGACCTTCAAGTATAAGCTGTACTAGTTTCACTTATTTTTTCTTTTTCCAAATTTCGCCTCTTCTACAACGAACAACTGCCCCGGAGGCGTATGCTGATGGCCAGGTATCGTATTTTTGTTTAGCTAATCTAGTACATCTATCGTCTTCTTGAAGTATACTTTCATTTTGTTGCAGCTCTGCTATTGTACCTACTACTAAGTTACGAATATCTTCTTTAGTTACTGTTGCTTTTTTTGTATTTTTCACGACTGTCTTTCCTTTAGCTCCTGCTTTCTTTTTCTTGGCTGCAGTAGCGGCTCTTTGGCCTTTAGTTAAACTCTGTGCTTTAGCTTTTGGTAAACATCTATCTGGGTTCTTCTTATTTTTTGAAGTCCCACATTTACCGGCTATATTTCCAGAAGAAGATATACGTACCCACTTCTCTTTTTTAAACCAATCTCTTAAAGACTCTAATGTAATATTTTTAACTTCTTCGTTAGTCATATTATCCTTCAGCATGCATCATAAACATTCTTATAATAATAGCTGCTATGATACCGAAAATAATCCATAGTGCTCTATTTACTCCTTGCTTCCAATTTTCTATTTCATCTACCTTAGACATTTGTTTATCAAACTCTCTTTGATTAGCTTGTAGAGTTTGTCTGAATTCAGTATTTTTGTTAGTATTAACAATAACACCGTTGTCTGGGTTAAGTAAAGTATATTTCATTTCTGAAATATCTTCCTTTAGTTCTTTCATATCAGATTGCATTTGTTTCAACTCACCATTTGGCATATGTCCTTTAATATGCTTAATTTCTTTGAGTACTGATTCTAAAATATCTTTTTGAGTCACGCTATATATTTTTAATAAATAGTTACACTTTAGACCTCAGGTGCTTAACATAGTCTTTTAATCCAGTAAGTATTTTTTCTTTATGATTATTAGACATTCCTCCCCAATTTTCAATCGTACCATCTTCTGTAACAAAATTATCAGACGTTGATAATGTTTCTAGCGCCCACGCTTCTATATCGTCAGCAAATGCTTCTATATTGGCAGACATCATTCTTTCTTCGTATTTTTCAAATAAGCCTGCTTTTACTAGTGTAGCTTCCATTTCAACCGTACATGGATCGAAACAAAAACCGTGTATACGGTACATTTTTTTAGCTAAGTGATGTTTCATTGGACCGTTACATTTAGGACATCTTAGTGGAACTTGAGTAAACTTTTTAACGCTATCTAGTTTAGTAATATTTTGTTTAATCCCGTTTTTTATAGTCCACTTTTTACCTTTTTCTTCCCAAATATCTCCTTCAACATGGTATTCGTAAGCTTTCTTATACCCGGTTTGAAGTTTAGTTTTAGCTGTAAAATCTTTGTTTACTATATTTCTTACTCTCTGTACGTCAGAATGTTTAAATTCTTTTTTAAGAAGTGATTCACTACTCATAACCTAATTCTTTTAATCCGTTTATAGCATCTGATATATCTCCTTTTCTAACTCTAAAGGCTATTCCTCCAGCTGCTCTCCATTCGTTTATATTTGATTTTTTATCGTCTATTAATATACTACTTTCATTAGCATATCTTTGCTTATCTTTAGAGTAAGCCATTATTACTTTAGGTTTAGGGTTAAGATTGTTCTTAGCCCATAGCTGTTTACCTAATCTAGAAGCATTATCTCTAGAAGGTGAAGTTAATAAGTCTGGTTTATATGGTGAAATAAAGTTCCATAATTTTTGTCCTTCAGGCATCCACTTCATTCCTACCCAAAATCTAACACCAATTTTTACATCTATCAGTTCCCAGAAAGCTGGTAATCCGTATTTCTTTTCGTACTCTTGAGGATGCATTCCACTAAAGTGTTCAAATCTTGATTCGAAATCAGTTAAAACTCCGTCCATATCACAGTATATTTTATACGGTGGGTTTTCTTTCTGTTCTGGAAGCGGGTAAGCTTCTAATAATTCTACTATACTATTTTTCATAACCTTTATTTATTTTTAATTTTATCTTCCCAGTTTCGGAAAGTTAAATTACCAACTAAATATGCTTCTTTTTCTATCTCTAGTAAAGATTTGTCTTTGTTAGTATTATCTGTATTTATATTATTTATTCTACCTTCTAAGTTTTGTATATGATGCACCATTTCATGAGTATACGATCTGCATATATCTTTCATATGTCTACCTTCAGTATATAAAACTATTTCATTATTATTAGGATCGTAATAAGCAGTTTTACCAAAAAAATTAGCTGCATTAACTGGATCTTTTTTTATTTTTACTTCTGGTAAAGGTAGTATATTCATTTTTTGATCTAGCATATACTCTGTTATAGAAGTAATGTAGTCTTTAAGTTCTAACTTATCTTCTTTTTCATATAGTTTTTGACCTACAGCTTTATTATCATAAGGATGAGGTTCTTTATAACTAAGTAGTATACGGTCTTCTTGAAAACTTACATGTACTGTAGGAGGAACTAATCTCTTTATATAGTCGTATAATATAGATATTTTATGTCTTTCAGCTGATTTAATAGCTCCTTTTGGAGATACTGGTGTACCGCTAGAGCCTTCTTTAAGTTCTTTATTATCTACAAACCAAGATTCAAATAAATCTTCTAATTTAGTGTTTAATACTTCTGCCACAATTTTTTCTTTTAAATCAGTTAGTATACCTAATATCTCTTCTCTAGATAAGTCTTCAGGAAAAAAATCTAAAATTTTATCTAAATTACCTGATAAAATACTGTTTCTAAAGTCGGTTGCTCTTACACCTGAATTAGGTGCAGACTGTAATGCTAGTCCTTGAACATTATCAACATTATTGAATGTTGTTACTCTTTTAAGGTCAACAAAGTCTTCTTCTCCTCTTAAACCAGTTACAGCTACAAACTCTTCATTAGGGTTTTCTCTAGCATAATCTTTTGCTGCGAACATTGGGTTTTTCTGTCCATCTACTATTTCAACATCACCTAGATGTTTCATATAAATATTCCATATAGCGGTAGCTTCTTGCTTATCGATACCGTTTCTTTCTCCTCCTCCAATAAAAATTACTACCTTATCTATCTTAGGCTTATCATTATTATTACCTTTAAACAAACTAGAAGCTTTGTCTTGGTAATCATCTTTAGTATATACTGTACCATTATAAGAGCCGTCGAGTAAAGATTTTACTACGTTAAAATGACCTCTATGAGGTGGTTTAAATGCTCCTGGGTATAATGCTATCATGCTAAGAATGATTGAACTTTACTGTCTATTTCTGAAGGTGTAGAGTGTTGAAGTTTCTTTTGAAATAAGGGTGAAAATAACATATCAGCAATACTATCTAATACTGCATCATTATCTTTATCAAACTTTTCTTTTTTATCTCTATATTTTTTAAGAGCATCTCTAAGTTTATCTTCTCCTGGACCTGCTCCTATCTTCTGATATGTCTTTAAGAAGGCTTGCTTGAGAGCTTTATCCTCTGATCTATTGTTTTTATCGTAATCTATATTAGCTATTGCTTTATAAAATTCATCTTCTTCTTGTCTTGACATCTCTACTGGTTTGAAAAACGATGATTTACCAGCTCCTGTTTTATCATTATATTTTTGAAGATAATCTTTTATACCTGTAGGGCCATTTTTAGCAGCAGTATTAAATGCTTCTATTTCTTCTGCGTATTTATTTCCTCTATCGTTAACATGAATAGATAAATTACCTTTAAGTTTGCTATTTAAATCTCCAATTTTTTGATACGCATTTCTCCAGGTAGAGAAAACAGCTGTAGATTTTACATTACGCCCTCTTTCGAAATTAGATATATAAGAAATCATAGGGTGAGTATAAACCATAACCATATACACTTTATATCCTAAGCTCAAAAGCTTATCTAAAGTAGTATCGAATCGATTACCGGCAGCAGTTGTATCCCAGACAAAGCTAGACTTATTATCAGCAGCAGCGTTAACGTCTTTGTTGACTTGGTTGCTGGCTGCTCCTAGATTGTTGTAATACGGGTGGTTTGGATCCTCTACGTACTTGTCCGGGTTGAACTGTTCTAGACTGTCTAATGATAGTTGGTTGAGTAGGTACGTTTTCCCTGCTCCAGCTCCTCCCGCCATTATTACTGCTTTCGGGCCTGCCGTAGCCTCTAATATCAGGTCTGATAGTTTTATCATTTTTTAATTGATTTGGATTGTTATACTCTCTTATTTTTATATTATTATTTCGTCCCTTTAAAATGTTAATAGAACGTCTTAGGTTAGTTTCGTTTTTTTCTGGTTTAATATATGTTTGTACTTTTATATCTTTAGTGTATTGACTTCCTCTTCTAGTTTTAGCGTAAGCTATATTTTGTCTATTCCATATATGAAAATTACTATAGTATGGGTCCCAACTATTCCATCCCCAGTTTCTGAATCCATAAGGGTCCCAGCTATTAAATCCTCTCCATCCATAATTAAAATTCCAGTCAAACCAGAAGTCGTATCTGTTTACGTATAGGTCCCAAGGTGAAATATTTCTTCTGTACTTAAATAAAAAGTTTCTATTATAAAAAGAATAGTACCATCTAAGGTCTTGATTTACAGCAAACTGAGTGTAGTCCCATCTAAATTTGTTATCGTTATTAAATTTCCTGTATAATCCAAACTCACTATCAATCACATCTACATTTATACCTGTTGAGGTAACAAATGCTTTAGGTGTATGATTAAGAGTAGCTAGTTTAAAATTACCACAGCTAGCTAATAAAAATAATACAAATAAAAATGTTATCTTTTTCATATAAATGGTTTATTATAAATAGTTAAACTTTTATAGTAGTAGGGTAACTATTATAAATTGGTTCAGTATTAGGGTTCTCTAACTGATATAGTTCATATATGTTTTGAAATAGTTTAAAGTTTTTTTCTATATCATCTACCTGTAGTACTTTCCAACCTTTACCTTGCATTACTCCTTTCTGTTTGCTAGGACCTCTACATTTAGCTTTAAGCCATATAATACCAGTTCTTTCTATTTCTACGTCTCTACTTTCTTTAAGAGCTTTAGCATAAGAAGCCAATTGAAGATCGTATGATTTATGTATACTATTAGAAGTTTTAAGATCTAATAACCATACCTCTCCATTAAGTCTACAAACTATATCTGCAGTACCAGCATACTTATACTCGTCTGACCATACAAATTGTTCTGATGATATTAGTTCTGGTTTATATGTTTTCCAAAACTCGGCGAACTTCAATATCATCTCCCATACTATTTGAGAGTATTTAGCATTACCGTAATCATCCATCCAGGAGATCTCTTCTCCCTCTACTAGCTTCTCAGCAGCTTCATGTACTTGAGTACCTTCTTTACCTGCTCGTCTCATAATAAGATCAGCGTTATGCCCAACGTCTTTGAGCCATGACTCGAAAAACTTATTCTTGGGCATATATTGGAGTATAGTGGTTACGGACGGGTAGTATACTCCTTCGCTTCTCTTATAAACTCTCCTATCTAGAAAGTTTATTTGTTTTAATTCTGGGTTAAAGTCTAGTCTGTTTTTTTCATTCTGCTTGAGAATGTTCATTCCTTGTTTGATCATAGATCTAATTTGTGCATCATTAGGCTGGTTAAGTCCAGCTCTTGTGCTGATTGAACGTGTTCTGTAAATAACTTAAAACCCATATCGGAAGGGTCTTTATCTGGTAAGTTAATTAAGAATACTCTTTTACCTTGATTTAAAAATTTTTCTGCTATCTGTAATGCTCTATCTCTAGCATCTATATCTAAAGCTATATAAATATCTTTTGTATTACTTGTTAATAACTTCTTATATAATGAAGTAGATACGCTCTTTCCCAGTATAGGAACAGCATTTCTACGTATAGCCATAGCATCAAATACTCCTTCACATAAAATTACAGGGGTATTCCAGTTTATTAGACTCTCAAAAAATACTATATCTTTTGAGGCTTCAGGATTCTTGTATTTAAAGTAGTTGCCATCGTAAGTTCGTGCAACAAAGAAATTGAGTGTACCGGATTCAGAATAACTTGGGATAATAACTCTTCCTCCATACTCTCCAGATGTGCAGTATCCAATCCCATATTTAATAAAATCATTATCGGTAATTCCTCTTTCATACAAGTACTTTTTAACTAAGTTAGCTACAACTGAGGTACTAGAAGCGGAATAAAGGGGTTGATATTCTTTCGGTAGCTCTATTATAGATAGCTGATTATACTCCACTTGTGCTCCTTTAGGGAGATATTTAAGTATTTCAGCAGCTTGGTCTTTTGGTGTTTTAAGTTGATATAGTAGTGAACGAATAGTTCTACCTTTAGTTTGACATACCCAACATTCCCAAGGATTCTTTCCTTCTTCATTAGTAGACATGTTTATTTCCAACTTTGGCTTACGGTGATTACAAAAAGGACAATGAAAAGCATGATTGCCTCTAGCTCTCTTGTAGCTTTTACCCAATATATTTTCAATTGATCCTAAAAGGAAAGTATAGTCCATAAACCAGTCCGTATCTTATTACAAGATAAGAACTTTAGTTCGAATAAGCAACTGTTTAGATTGTTATTTCTCTTATAGCTGCTTTAACCGTATGGTTAAGTAGTTCTTTATTCTCGATATCAAGATAGTCATCTAATTTTTTAGAGATAGCTTCTGCTAATGTTGTTATGTCTTCATCTGATAGATTAAGCTCATCTGATTGGTGCACTATTCTCTTTTTCTCTAATATAATTTTTGATAACTTCATAATTAATCTTTCTTTATTATTCTTACTATTTGACCTTGATCATCATCATCGGTATGAAATACTTCATAATCTCCTAATACTTGTCCATGGTATTTATCCCCAAAGTCTGCTAAATCTTGTTGAGACCCTCTAACATCAATCCTTCTATGCTCGCTACCAGGAAATTTTAAATCAAAAGATAAGTTAGGAAATTTTCCTGCAAATTTATTTGCTAGATTAATTAAGTATACATCTTCTTTAGCTTCTGATAAAATAATGTTAGATAGTTTCATTTCTCTTTAATAGTTCTCTTTTTATAATATTCTTTTTTCTTCTAAACTTATCTTCTGTGTAAATCTTTTTTAACTCTTCTGTTGATGTACTAGCAGGTGTGTAGTGCTTCCAGACGAAAGTCTTTAACATTTTTCCTCGAGCATCTCTATTATACACTTTATTACTTGGTTTAATTTTAGCAGGCATAACTTAACAATCACAGCAATTGCAAGAACATGAAGTTCCGCAGTTACATATTTTACAATTACATTTCATATATTTTAACTTTTAAATCACCAGTTCCTCTTATTAAACGGTGATATGTCTCTTTTGGTATAAATAGTTTATTTTTAGTTAATCTCTTAGGTACTTCATTATCTAGTTGAAATAGCCAATCGGTATCGTGCATAGCTTGTACTACTCTATCTTTTTTATCTCTATGCCAAACTAATTCAAACGTTGGCGTATCAGAGCAAAATTCTCTTATAAAATAATCTTTACTTTTTATATCTTTGTAAGGTTTACTCATAGTAATGCTTTATTAATATAAGAATTTAATTTTACTTTACCGTCTATTTCTTTAAGTAAAGTTTTAATAAGTTTTTTATTTTTAAACTTAGCCCATCCGTTTAGATGTACATATTCATTTCCTTTTATACGATTAGTCAATCTATAGTTAATATTAAACTTGTAACATAAAGATGTAAAGTAGTATTGACAGATTACGGTTGATACTATTAAACCCTGTGGTATGAGTTTTTCTATAGGTTCTATATTTTCTAAATAATAATCTCTTAAATTATAGTATGAGTCTAAAAATAAACTCTTTACAGATTCATTATTAAACTGCAAGATCCCGACATTGAAAAAGTAATTAGGTAAAAAAGAAAAATTGCTAAACTTAGTCTGTATATTATATTTTTTAAATATATCAATTATTTTAAATAAAGATTCTGTTTGCCAAGGTGAATCTGGTATAAATAATTCTTTTTGTTCTAAAATAATATCTGCTGATTCTATGGTTTTTAATTTCTTGCTTAGTATTATATCTCCGTCTATGGTAATAGCACCTAAAGGCTCTTGAGAGTGAATATAAATTTTTAAATCATCAGTAATAACTAAATCTAAATTATCTATATTTACACTGGTGTCATAAAATCCTTTTAGGTAGTTTAAGGAATGAGAGCAACCGTAAAACTTTACAGTATGTCCTAGATGCTTTGCTCTTTGCATAGAAACTTTATATAGATCTAAAACATGGTCGTTTCTATCTAACACAGTATATCTACCACCTCCATAGTCTCCTATATGCTTAGAAAAGCTGAATATTAGTTTCATATTAGATCTTGATTAGTTTCTATATCAAGAATTTTTTTCAGTTTGTTTATTATATTAATTCTAAACTTAGCATCATTTTTCATTCTCCTTTTATCCATCCATATATGCCAATACTTAAAACCTCCATGAGATATTATAGAGTCCGTAGATAGATACATTGGAGAGTATCCACATTTACTTTCTAAATCTGAATGTTCAGCATAAGAAAGGTATGCTTTATCTTCTAGAGAAGCTACTTTTAAGTCTAACTCTCGAGAACAATAACCTAAAATTCCTTGGTCAGAAAGTAACCATAACCATTCTGGTATATACTCATAATCTGTAAGAACTATCTTCAGGTGGTTTTCATAGTATAGTTTTTGAAGCTTTTTATTATTCATAAAAACAAAAGATGTGTTAGGCATCATCATATACTCATTAAAATTATTTATTGGTACGTTGTACTGATCTAGCATTTTTTTAGAAGCATAAAAATGCCCTCTTTGAATTTCCCATTGAGTATGTACTAAATCATAATCAAATACCCATTTAGGTAACTCGCTTTGTACTATAAAATCATTATCTAAAAATAGGAACGGTTGTTCTTCTTTTCCTATTGCTACTGATTTACCGCTTGTCCACCACTTACCAGCATTATTTGTATTCTTATTATACTCATTTAATGTATCTATATCAACTTCATCAAATAAATCTACCATGTTATGCTTTAAATAAAACTCATAGCCTATATCGTCTGTATAGAGCTTTATTGGCACTTTAAGAAATTTTCTTGCATTATGTATTGCTGCCTTCTGTATTAGTAGCTCATAGTCTACCATATCATACTCTGTTGAGTTAAGTATTGCTAATTTATCAAAATTATATCCTTCGGCATCTTTTTTGTAGAAATACGGTTTAGTCCAATTTACAAAAACTACTTTATAGTCCATTAGATAAGTTTTGATTCTGAGTCTTCTATATTGAAGTTTATAACTACTCTGTTAGACTTACCGTAAAAAGGTTTAACTGAATGAACTATATCAAAAGGCCAGATGATAAGCATACCTTTTTTGGGTCTTATAAAATGAGCTGCTCCTCTAATGTGAAAAGAAAATACTCCACTGTATGGATGGTCTAATATAGGTTGTCCGTCTGATATATAATACCCGCCTGAAAAGCTTGTGGGTGTTTCTTCTCCTGGTTCCCATCTACAGTGATTATGAGCATTATGTCCTCTACCTGAATGAGGGTCATAATACTGCATCCAGCTCTCTGTTATTTTTGGTGATTGATTGTTTTTAATTTCTAGATAGGATAGTAATTTTTTATAACTGTTATTTATTCTATTACGTATAGTAATTACATCTTCATTCTCTATATCTAAAAAATTATTAGGAGGGGTAAAAAATCTGCTACCTATCGGGCTATACTCATTAGGTTCTATCCAGTTTTCTCTTCTTTTATAGTTTACTTTATATGAATTAATCCTTTCTGTATCTATCTGATTAGGTAGCTCTTGACCCATCTGTTTTTGAGAGTCATTTAATTTTTTCATTCCTAAATCGTAGACCCTATCGTGAAGAGAATCGTCATCAAAAACTTCAACCCAGACGGGGATTGGTGCAAGATAAAATATATTTTTATTATCTTTCGATTGTATAAGTGCTTCCTTAAAATGCATAACTCTCTAGTTTATATATCTAGAGTTAAATTTATAGTTAGTTCAGTATCTTTTGGTTTCTGTAATGCTTGTGGAAGTTTTCCGACTGCTATAAGTTCGTTAGAGCCGTTGTACAAACCTACTGTAGTAATGTATGGCTGAAATTCAGAACCTGTAATATTATCTGCATATAGACCAGAAGGTCTTATAAACCTACTTCCAGAAGAATCGCTACTACTACCAGTATAGTAGAGAATACTATTATTTTTTTGTGCTGTAGGATTTTGAGTATGATTAAATTCATAATCTGAAACCTTTAAAGAATAGTTGTAAGTATAAACCGGTACAGTTGATTTAAAGCATACAAATGCTGGGTCAGCTGATCCTGATAAGTCCCCGAAGAAACTTGAACTATAATGAGCAAAAGAACCAGTTGCTGTAATTATTACTTGCCCATGAGAGTATATTACATTACCAACGTGTGATGATCCTCTTAACAGATTTCCCTCTCCATCATCAGTTAACCTATAACTACTATTTGATGAAGAGACTATCAATGAGTTAGGTTGTATCTTAGTGCCGAATAACTTTCTTGGTATAGAGATAACTAGACCACTACCGGATGTAATATCCATAGTTCTAGTACCAGGTGCAAAGGAACTTTCTTCGTAGTTATAAAAACTACCAGAATGGTCGACATACCCTGAACCGGTATCGTAGTTTGAATAGTATAGGTGTCTTACACTATAGTAGTTTAACCTTTTATTACTACCACTAGATGGAGCATAAGAACCTGTATAGTAATTACTATTAAGCTCTGTGCTTTTACGTAAATCTATTACTTCACCATCGTGATATCCATATTCATGAGCCATATTATTCTACCAGTATCCTGAGAAGTTTGAGCTACCTCCTAGTGATTTCCAATATCTTCCGATATTACAAGACCAGTAACCTGCTTTCGTTTTATCTTTTTTAGTAGAGCATTTATGTCTAGCAGCAAAAGAAGCTCTAGCTCCTCTCTTTTTTAATTTTACTGAAAGACCAGTATCTCCAAAAGAAACTTTTTTGACGTTTCCTTTTTTACTCTTAACGTAGACGTAGAATTTTTTACTTCCGCCTCTCTTAGGTTTGTTAAGTGCAACCTTTTTACCTCTGTACTCTGCTTCCGGTATGTAATCTACGGATGCTTTTAGCATTTCAAAACCATTATAATCGAAAGATTCATTTTGTAATGAAACTGCTTTTCTAAATTTGTCCATGTTTATGTTACCCCCAATAGACTCTACTAATTCTTTAACTTGTTCAAAGTTAATCATTTGGTCTATCGAAGAAGCTTCATCGATTGTATTTTCATCTTCGATCATCTCGTCGATCATACATCCGATTTCAAACAGAGGGTTATACTTTGGTGATACCATCGGTAAGTCTAAAGGCACTTTTAAACCATTATACTCTCCATACTCTCCTATATCAGTTGTTTCTAATAACTCTTGATCTTCTTCTGAAAGTTCTATTTCTTCGTTATTATAAGCTTCTCTAGCTTCTTTAAACAGTTGTATAAAGGCATCTGAGTTATAGCGGTAGACATGCTCATGTAAAGAGAGTTTATTGTCTATGTGGTACTTTAGTGATGGGTATCCGATTATTTCTTTTAGTTTAATCATAATTCAAAGTCTTTTCTATAAAATTTACCTAGAATATTATCGTTAATATAGTTATTTCTAGAGTCTAATACTTCATTTATAAATAGGTACTTACACTCAAAATATGTAAGCAGTTTCTTATTAGATACATACTGCAAGATTTTTTTAGTAAATGCATCAGGACCATCTCGTTTTAAAAGTTCTTTTATTTTAAGGTGAGAACCAAAATAATCTTTCCAGTCTGATTCGGTTATCACTTTTTGCTTAAGTGGTGTTCTACCCTTCATTCCTTTTTTAGCACGCTCTTCTTTTAATGCTGCTAATGCTTTTTTTCCTAATCTCTTATTTCTTTCAAAGTATAATACTTTTTTACCTATATACTTCTGCTTACTCTTAGTATGAGTCACTTCGTATATAAAACCATAAGTGCCTTCGGGCATATCCTCGATAGAGTGTATCTCTTTGTCTTTATATAACCACATTATTATAATTTACGAATTAATTTTTTTATAAGCCACAGATCCCTCCAGAGCCTCCTGATTGAGTCCATACCCCGCTACCGTTAGTAAGACCTACACTTGACCCATCTGATACGTATGTGTTAGCTATTACAGATGTTCCAGAAGAATTATAAACTACAGTTGAACCGTCAACAAGTTGTCCACCGCCGAACCCATCGTCAGTAGTAACTTTAAAGCTCGACCCTCCATCAAAGTTTATATCATCGCAAGCGTCTTGACCTGAGCTTGCATCTGTTCCTAAAGTCATGTTATATAGAGTAACTGCTGCGTTAGTAGGAGTAGGTGTTTGAGTTGGAGTAGGTGTCGGTGATGCTGGAGTAGATCCATATATACCGCAATCTCCATCTGTAGTAAATTCACTACCGTTCCAGTATTTCCATATTTCACCGTCTGAGTAGTATTGAGCTGTTGCATGGTCAGCAACTAAACAAGTAGCAGCATCATATAAATTATTTGCTGTTGATAACTCTGTACTGTCTATGTAGAATGTTGCTCCGCCGTCGACATAGTCATCACATGCTATACCGTAAGTAGACCCTTCACCTAGTGTAACTTCAACACAAGAAGTTTGAGATGGAGAAGGTGTAGGTGTTTGAGTGTTTGTAGGAGTGTTTGTTGGTGTAGGAGTTTGTGTGTTTGTAGGTGTAGGAGTAGGTGTTGTTTCTGTACAACAAGTTAATCCTGTACTTACAATACCTGCAGCACTATATCCAAAGTAAGTATTTTGAGGACCAACTCCACAAGTACCTGAAGTGTCTACATAACTAACATATCCTCCACCAGATAGTTTAGTAGTTCCGATGTATAGATCATCTCCAATCTCTGGGTATCCATTACTTCCACCGTTAGCTACAGACTTAACTATTTTTATAGTTTTCTGTTTACTTCCGTCTCCAATAGCTTCACAAGCTAAGCCTCCAGCAGCATCTCCACCTGATGTAGTAGTTATAGGTCCGTTAGATGAAAATACATCTATAGAGTATTGAGCTCTCGATGGAGTTGGCGTAGGTGTTGGTGTATTAGTTGGAGTTTGTGTATTAGTAGGAGTTACGGTATTCGTAGGTGTATTAGTTGGAGTTTGTGTATTAGTAGGAGTATTAGTAGGAGTATTAGTTGGTGTTTTTGTAGGAGTTTGAGTATTAGTTGGAGTATTAGTTGGTGTCTTGGTAGGAGTATTCGTAGGCGTTACAGTATTAGTAGGAGTGTTTGTTGGAGTATTTGTAGGCGTAGGTGTATTCGTTGGAGTGTTAGATGGTGTATTAGTCGGAGTATTTGTAGGTGTAGGTGTATTCGTTGCAGTACCAGTTGGAGTTTGAGTATTAGTTGGAGTATTAGTTGGTGTTCCAGTTGGCGTATTACTTGGAGTATTAGTTGGGGTAGGAGTGTTAGTTGGAGTATTACTCGGAGTATTAGTTGGTGTGTTACTCGGGGTGTTAGTTGGTGTAGAGGTATTAGTAGGAGTATTAGTTGGTGTTTTTGTAGGGGTATTAGTTGGAGTATTAGTTGGCGTACTAGTAGGTGTCTGAGTAGGTGTTGCTGTTGGAGCTGCTTCTTCAGTTACTATAATATCAAAGCTACAGTCTAATGTAGGTGTAGGTGTGTTAGTTGGGGTAGAAGTATTAGTCGGTGTTTGAGTTGGTGTACCGGTAGGGGTATTAGTCGGTGTACCAGTCGGTGTTCCTGTTGGAGTATTAGTTGGTGTATTAGTTGGAGTACTAGTCGGTGTTGGAGTTTGAGTAGATGTTTCAGTTGGAGTTGGTGTACTAGTAGCAGTACCAGTCGGTGTTTGAGTTGGTGTTTGAGTTGGTGTATTAGTAGGTGTATTAGTTGGTGTCTGAGTTGGCGTAGGAGTATTAGTAGCAGTAGGAGCAGGTTCATCATCTACGTCTATTTCAAAACTACAGTCTAATGTAGGTGAAGGAGTTGGTGTGCTAGTATTAGTCGGGGTAGGTGTATTAGTCGGAGTATTTGTAGGCGTACCAGTTGGTGTACCTGTTGGAGTTCCTGTCGGAGTGTTAGTTGGAGTGTTAGTTGGAGTTTGAGTAGGCGTAGCAGTTTGAGTTGGTGTGCTAGTTGGCGTAGGAGTATTTGTTGCAGTAGGAGCAGGTTCGTCATCTACTTCTATTTCAAAGCTACAGTCTAATGTAGGTGTAGGTGTGTTAGTTGGAGTATTGGTTGGTGTAGGAGTATTCGTTGCAGTAGAAGTCGGTGTTGGAGTATTAGTAGCAGTAGGAGCAGGTTCATCGTCTACATCTATTTCAAAACTACAATCTAATGTAGGTGTAGGTGTATTAGTAGGTGTATTAGTAGGAGTAGGGGTGTTAGTAGCAGTTGATGTAGGAGTAGGGGTATTTGTAGCTGTTGGTGCAGGTTCGTCATCTACTTCTATTTCAAAGCTACAATCCAGTGTCGGAGTAGGGGTATTAGTTGGAGTTGCTGTACTAGTAGGTGTTGGAGTATTAGTTGGAGTATTTGTAGGTGTTGGTGTACCTGTCGGTGTATTACTAGGTGTATTAGTTGGTGTAGGTGTACCTGTAGGTGTGTTACTAGGTGTGTTAGTAGGGGTACTAGTAGACGTTGGAGTGTTAGTTGGAGTATTTGTAGGCGTTGGAGTATTGGTTGGAGTTCCTGTCGGAGTTCCTGTCGGAGTATTAGTTGGTGTTTGAGTTGGTGTACTCGTGTTAGTAGGAGTTACTGTGTTAGTAGGAGTTACTGTTGGAGTATTTGTTGGAGTTGGTGAAGGTAGTATAACAGGTATATTATCTCCAAAAAGATAAACACTGTTACTGACATCGACAGTTTGTTCTTTTTTAGCTTGTTTATAAACTATAAGGGATGATATGTTGTTAGAAAATCCCATTATGGCGTATCACAGTTATAAATTTGAACAACATCTCCAGGATGATCTCCTATACTATCATCTACTCTTAAGAATGCATTAACATCTGTACCTGTTGCTGAACTACTATCGAATGCATAATAAGTATTAGGAGATGGTGTACAAGTGTCATTTGTAAATACAGTCAATGATCCTCCTCCGTCTAAGTATGCTTGAGTTGGAGGCCATGAACCGCTATAGTCAGTATATAATACCTGTGCTATAGTTTCACTACAAGCTCCGTTAAATATTGTTTCTAAAGAAGCACTAAATACTGTTGCATAACATGCTGCGGTATTACTAGGAGTTGGTGTTACAGTGCTAGTAGGTGTTGGCGTACTAGTTGACGTTGGTGTTGGTGTTGCACTATTTGAAGGAGCCGGAGGGGTACTTGTAGGTGTACCTGTAGGTGTTGATGTGTTAGTAGGAGTAGGAGTATTTGTAGGCGTACCGGTAGGTGTACCTGTTGGAGTTTGAGTAGGTGTTTGAGTTGGCGTAGGGGTTTGAGTTTGAGTAGGTGTAGGTGTTTGAGTGGGTGTTGGAGTAGGAGTTGGGTCTATTACTTCTATATTATCACCAAATAAGTATACAGTAGCGTTAGTACAAAACTTTTTAGACGCTTGGTAGTGTGAAATTACTAGATCTTGTTGTACTAGTTTTTTAAACGCTGAGTATGAAGCATTTTCATTAAATTGATTCTCTATATTTTTGAATGAACTCAT